TGTTGGTCCGGGTGGTAACAGTCGGTTAGTGATGAATACATAATCATTACCAGTTACGCTGGGATCATCTGCTAATATATATTGCCACCCTTGATGTAATGCAGGATGGAATGTTGTTGCAATACCCTGATGCATATCATGCATAATACGAACATGCTTAATATTTGGAAATGGTGCTCGCATTGCACGATCATTCATCCATAATGTAGTGCCTGGTGCATAATTATAGATTGCAACACTGGGTTGCCATTCAGTTAATTTAGAATGAACTTCATTGATACTGTCACAATATAATATATTGAACTCATAGTCTGGATGTTGAAGTAGTGTTTCCCCTATTAGGTTACCAATGATGCCGATACCACAAGCTGCTCTTTCACCCAAAGTTTGTGTAACAAATAATACTCGATGTTTCATTGCTATTTCTTTACCTGTTGATTAATCCATGTGTAAGTGGCAGTAAGACCCTTAATAAGATCCTGCGGCGGCTTCCAACCAAGCTCTCTTTCTATAACTTCATTATTACTATTACGTCCTCTAACACCCTGAGGACCCAGCACATGACGCTTTATTAAAGTTTTTCCTGCAATCTTACTAACAATATCTACTAGCTCATTAATACTGATCATATAATCACTACCAATATTAACTGGGCCGTGAAATGAGTTATGTGACATGAGACGCATTACACCTTCAACACAGTCATCGATGTGTAGAAAGCTACGTGTCTGCAAACCGTCACCCCAAATCTCAATCTCATCACCATCATTAGCCATTGCTATCTTACGACAAATTGCAGCGGGCGACTTTTCCTTACCGCCAGTCCAAGTACCAAACTCTCCAAAAATATTATGGAATCGTGCTACCTTATTAGTCATTGCATACTGTTTATTATATGAATGATACATGCGTTCACTAAACAGCTTTTCCCACCCATATTCACTGTCTGGAAATGCTGGATAAGCTGTTGCTTCTCTACAATCAGGATCATCAGTATTCATCTGAAGATGTTCATTATAAACACAAGCACTACTGCTAAAGAAAATCTTAGTACATTTATTCTTATGTGCTTCGTCAGCTACTAATAAATTAATTAATGCACTGTTATTCATAACGTCAGCATCAAAATTTCCAGTATTGATATACCCGGCGCCGCCCATATCAGCAGCCAGCTGGTATACTTCGTCAAACTTCTTATTAAGAACGGTTCTGACAAATGCCTGTTCTCTGAGATCACCTTGAAAAAATTCATCTGCATCTGAGATATTAAATTCAGGCATTTTAATATCGGCTGCCCTAACCCAATATCCATCTTTCTTCAATCTGCTGATAATGTGACCGCCAATAAAACCGCCACCACCTAGTACTAATGCTGTCTTCATATTATACCTTTACAAACTTCTTTATAATCGATTCATGATCTTCGATAAACTGAGCATGACTCCATTTAGCAGCAAATGCTTTCGAAGGGGCGATGCCTCTTGCAATGATATCCGTTAACTTATTGTTCTCTAACAAGATGTCACTATTATCTCGCACATGTCTATACATGTTATTACTGTTGCAAGCAAATGGCTTTTGACTGCTGATAGCTGCATCAATGCTACTACTGCAACCTCTACCTGGCTGTTCCATGTAATTGAATACATTAATATCATTTTTATTCAGCCATGCACTAAGGTCATGATAGTTAGCGATATAATCATGTGTGATGTTAACAGTTACATGCGATGCAGCAGTGGCTATACATTCATCTTCAATACTTTTGGCTAGCTGCCCGCTTTGATCAACAAAGTCCCCATACGGCATATGTATATTAACTTGTACTGGCACAGTAAATTCAACATTTACCTTTTCAATGATCTTAGGAAATTGTTTTTGCTTTTGTCCAAATCCAAAACTTCCAACTTTGATAACATCTGAGGATGGGGGACTGTATTGCACATCATCGAATAAAAAGATTGGACGAGAAACTCCTCCTTTATGCTCTCCTACAGGAACAGTAGGATCGCAAATAAAATGATAGTTGGCATTGATGAAATCACTTACTGTATCGTGCCCTGTTAATATGAAAGTTGGCTTAGGTATCTGCTTGAGTATATCGTCAGTCAACCACCAAAGTGTAGCAGGATGCCAATTGAAAATAAAAGCAGCAAAACGCTTATAATTTGCCTCAATCCATGTTTTAAATGCTACTCCATCATTCACACAAACATATTCATATTCGTATGTAGCACTTTCATTTAAGATCTGATGTACTGCCCATCCATGATGATAAACACCACATTCTTTCTTGTCATGATTAATAATTGCAATCTTATTCATTTATTGCCTTTTCAATTATTGCCACTGCTACAGTATCATCTGTTGTATCACTGAATATGAAGTCAGCTGCAAAATCTAATCCATAGGGCAATGTATCTTCTGGCTTATGACTAAAACAAACTAATTTCTTAGAAGGATCTTGTAAATTCTGCTTTGTATTAGCATAGGTAAATGGTCCACTATTTTTACCTACTATTACATTAACTTTAGTGCTTAGATAGCTTATCTCACACATATCACAGTTCTTCTTAAAGATAGCATCAGTGAAATAGATATTTGTGTGTTTAGTTTCAAACAATTCAGTTGCAACAAAAGCATCATCAGGATACGTTGTTGCTAGTGTTTCAATAATTGACTGCATATTGCCCATGCTGCTTTGTGTGCTTTGAACCGCACCATTACATATTAGATGACATCTATTCACAGATGCAAGAAAATCATCTGCTGTTTTAGTATTGTAGTAAGTATAATCGATTTTAGGAACATATGTCCAAACATCAGAATCTAACATCAGATTAGTTCCAAATTGTTGATTCATACCCTTGTAGCACTCTTCAAATATCTTAAGATGGTTTATGTAACTGGGATGAGTGTTAGATCCCCATATACCTTCATAAGCACCAACCCATGTATTAACAAACAAATCATCGCTATTTTTGGCGAGTCTCACACGCATGTTAATCATTTGATTTAGTATTTTTTCTGTTTGTGTTTTAGACAGTGATTTACACAAATCTGCAACTGCCCACGAATTTCTATTGTGAGCATAAAGAAAATTGTAGTTAGGTAGCTGACGCTTAATGTCAGCTACGAGACCTCTTGTACTAAACAAATCACCATAATGCCAGTGGTTAAAGAATACTATATTAGGCATTGTTATCCTATAATCTGAAAAGTTGGGCAAGGAACAACCAGCTTACCGCCACCTGTAATAAACTCACTTTCACGCTTAACAAACTCATCAATGAAATGCCAAGGAAGAACCAGCAGATAATCAGGATTCGCTGCCCGCATCTCTTCTTCACTGATGATTGGAATATTCGTACCAACCGTCTGTAATCCAAACTTATATGGGCTACGCTCTGCAATAGCAGTTAGCAGGTCTGGAGTAATACCAAACAATTGAAGCAGTGTATTGCCTTTGGTGCTGGCTCCGTAACCATAAACCTTCTTACCCTCTGCCTTAGCTTGATGTAAGAAGTCCATAACCTGCTTCTTAAGACTCCAAATGTTATCACCAAAAGCCTCCCAAAGTGCTGGACTGCTGATGTCCCATTCGTTAGCTTCGAGTTCAAGTGTACTAGCAATACGAAAATCGCAAACATCACGAAGAGGAGCAGTACCAAACGTAGTCTTGTCAGCAGTGTTCTTCTGAAAATATACACGGAAGCTACCTCCATTAGTATCGTTTAGACTGCAATCACGAATCACAAAGCCTTCTGCTTCAAACAACTTCTTAATGCTGCTGAGGCTATAGTAATAAACATGTTCATGACAGATGTTATCAAAAGCCAACTGCTTAAGCATCAATGGAGTATAGCTCATCTGTACAACAAACACACCATCATCTGCAAGAATACTATGTACATCACGGATAAATGTACGAGGATTCTCTAGATCGTAGAACATAGCAATACAAGTAACTACCTTAGCCTTATAATCACCGTAACCAGTACGATCATAAGCATCTGCTGTGAAGAAATCCTGCACTACCGCAGTAGCAACCTTCCTGCTTTCTGCTAGATAACTAGCATCAGCTGGGTCGATACCAAGTCTAACCATATTTTCAGGAACTTGACGTAGTAGTGTGCCATCATTACATGCAATGTCTAACCAAACATCACCATTTTCAATCTTAACACGACCGGTAATCTCGTCAACGATATCACCAAGCTGCTTAGTCATACTGGCATTAATACCACTGCGATACCAATACTGCCCATACATCTTGTCGAGAGGAGCAACACCATCTAGTCTAGCTGCACCAATTTCTTCGTCTAGATAAAGATCCAAACTCCATGGCTTAGTCTCACGCATCTCTGCATCTGGCTTAAGAAAGTCGCTGACATAGTGATCACCTAATTCAAGTAATTTCTTCATTTTACAATCCTTCATTGATATATGATTTTGTTTCAACGATATAACTGCCATAAAGCATGTTAATATCTAGTTTAATTTGACAACGTGTAGCATTACCCTTGTGAGTTTGTGCTGCAATCCCAATAAATTCGTTATCATAATCCTTTAGTCCTTCACCATATGTTCGTGATACTTCTTCGTTTCGCCAAATCATATGATTAACTTCCTTTAGAGCTGTAACTTGCTCAGTAACAGGACCAGTTGACGGTACAGGAATACTATCAATGATCTTCATTAACTCTGCAAGTTCCTTTTCAACATATCCAATCTTAACGGAATTCATTGGATTGTTAGCCAGGTTAGCTGTATATTCTTCCTTCTTAATATGTAGGATAGTGATCTTATCCCAAAGATCACCAATACTAACTGGAGCGTAAATTAAAGTCATTGACCACCTGCAATCTTGTAATCTGTTTCGCACATGTCATTAACTAGATCCTGTAGATCATATTCTGGCGTCCAGTTTAGAACCTTACGTACCTTAGTAGCATCACCCTGAATGTTAACAACATCAACTGGACGATAAAACGCAGGATTTACCTGAATCATAACTTCCCCTGTTGCAGCATTACGAGCAACCTCATCAACACCTGTGCCTTCCCACTTCAACTTGATATTAAAGTATTCAGCAGTTAAATTACAGAATTCACGGATACTGCTCTGTACTCCTGTAGCAACAACATAATCGTCTGGCGTATCATGCTGTAGCATCATCCACATTGCACGAACATAGTCCTTAGCGTGACCCCAATCACGCAAGCTATCCATGTTACCAAGCTCGAGAACCTTCTGCTTGCCCAATGCCATATTAGCAAATGCCTTTGTAATCTTACGTGTGACAAATAGTTCACCACGACGAGGACTTTCATGATTAAACAATAGACCATTGCAACCAAAAATACCATAACTTTCACGATAGTTTACTGTAATCCAATAAGCATAAAGCTTTGCCGCACTGTAAGGACTGCCTGGATAAAATGGGGTATCTTCATTCTGAGGATTATACTTCTGAATACCAAACATCTCACTTGTGCTTGCTTGATAAAAGCGTGTTTCCTTTTCCATATGCAGTGAACGAATGCTATCTAGGATACGCAATGGCCCTAGTGCATTAACATCACCTGTTAATTCTGGCATCTCAAAGCTTACCTTAACATGGCTCTGTGCTGCAAGGTTATAGATCTCAGTTGGACGAATCTTATCTAGTAGATTCCTAATATTATTGCTGTCGCTTAGATCACCATTATGGAAAGTAACACGATCTCTGATGTTGATAGTGTTAGGGTGATCAAAATTTGAACTGCGACGAATCAAACCATGAACTTCGTAACCTTTATCCAACAGCATTTCTGCTAGATAACTGCCGTCCTGACCTGCAACGCCTGTAATAAGTGCTTTTTTCATTTAATATCTCCGTGATGTTATATATATTTTACTTGTTATTTCGTTATCAACTATCTGACTTATGAATTTATATTACAGTAAATATTGTCAGAAGCAAACATAAAAATCAATTAAATTGGATCAAATATGCGAATTATGATTACTGGTGCTCGAGGGTTCGTTGGTAGCTACTTAAGTTCTTATTTTAGAGAAATAGGACATCAAGTATTTGAATGCGGAAGAGATAAGCTCGACATGCTAGATGCTAATGCTGTTAGACAGTTCTTTAATGGAACTTACTTTAATGTTGTAATACATTGTGCATTAGTTGGCAGAGAAAATATAAATGATCTTAAAGAATCAATGAATGATTCTATTGTCAAAGATAATTTAAAAATGTGGGACAACCTAGTTAATAATAGACACAGATTCAAGTATCTAATCAATATTGGTTCTGGGCATGAGTTTGATACTAAAAGTAATATTGATTATGCAGAAGAAAAAGATATCTTTGCAGCAGAGCCAACTAATTCTTATGGATATGTTAAAAACATGATTGCAAAGGATATTCCACAATATGAGAACTTTTATAATCTTAGATTATTTGGAGTATTTCATTATAGTGAAAGTCCCAAGCGATTTTTCAAAAAAATATATACAAATTCTAAAAGAGAGTTTCATATTGTTCAGGACAGATATTTTGATTTTATCAACTTAGAAGATATTCCTCCTATGATTGAGATCATTTTAAATGGTGAAGCAAAACATCGTGATATCAATTTAGTTTATAAGGACAAAATGTTGCTGAGTGAATTAGCTAATATGTTTAATGCTATTACAATGTGTCAAACTAAAATTATCGTCGATGATCCTGGCGGTCTATCTTACACTGGAGATCATCGACGATTTGAAAGTTATAATACTCCTAAAATGGGGTTTCCATTGGGATTTCTTAGATACTAAAGTCTTCCATTCCAGCAACCTTAAGCTTAACGAGGTTGCTTAATTGCCATTGTTTGCTGTCGATTCCCTTCATAATGCCAAGCCATTTGTTACGAAGCAGTGCTACTTCATTAATGATTGTTTCGTAATCAACAACTTCTTGCTCACCGTCGACATATTTTTCAGCATCTCTGCTGCTTAGAGCACGAGCATAATGTTCTAAATATTTTTGAAAATGCTTGCGTCTTATAACACGAACTTGAATATTTAGATAATTTAAAACAGCTTCTATCTCCTGAAGCTGATTAAATCGTTGTTCAGTGATACCAGGTAAAGAAGCAATATTTTTCTCAATATTACCCTTTACCTGAATATCAAATTTAGCTTGCGCCAATTCTTGCTCATAATATTGAATAAACCCTGGTATGTTTCCAAGATTTGATATTACCTTAGAATACCACACAAGCTACCTCAATCTTCGTCGTCGTTTTCGTCTTTATCTTTTACTTCGATATGCTCTTTGATTGCATTAAGCATGGATTTATCAACAGCTAAATCTTCCAAGTCATTGTCATCAAGCCCTAGTTCAACAAGCTCATTGATAACATGATCGGCAGCCGACTGCCGATCCTTTGCTGGAATATATTCCTTAACAGTTTGCCACATGGCTACCAAATATTCAGTATCACTCATCTTCCATCACTTCCTCAGGTTCGATATCAACTGTTGACTTAGTGGAAGTTTCATTCCATTCATCAATGATGATCATTAATTTATCATCTGTCCATCCCTTACGGAATTCCTTGATAATCTCGCCTGTTGTAGTACTGGTGTATGTAAGCTTATTGCCTTCCTTCTTAAGAATGCCCTTTGCTTCAAACATATCAACAAGCCCGCTAGTTGGGCTCATGCCAGTCTCATATGGAATTTCCACCTGAACTGATTCAAATGGCTTTGCGT